TGGATATGTATTGGACTATGTGAAAAATCAAACCCCTGAACTTTGTATGGCTGCTGTGAAACAAGATGAGCTTGCATTACAATATGTGGACCCCCAAACTCCGGAAATCTGTATGGCTGCTGTGAAACAAGATGGGCTTGCATTACAACGTGTGAAAAATCAAACCCCTGAACTTTGTATGGCTGCTGTGAAACAAAATAGGCTTGCATTACAATATGTGAAGTCTCAGACACCTGAACTTTGTATGGCTGCTGTAATCCAACAAATCGTTCAAACATAATGCCAGTCACAAAGAACTATGAGTACAAGGAAGACGGATCCTATCAACTTGAGGTCGTCACTCCCATATTGAATCGCCAAGAATCGCCAAGAGGCTTCAAGAAGAAGGTTGTGCTAACATCGAATGGCGCTGATATGCAAAAAAACATTCTCATGACTCGTAAACATATCCGATGAACCCCGTAAAACTGATTTTTCTGATGTCTGCGTCTTCTAACAACAAATTGGAAGTCATTATCTCAAGGGTCCGCAGTGTACACAAAGAACGCAACCTCATGACCCGATGACACCCTTAAAGTGATTTTTATCTATCAAATCCCATCAAATTTACCAGTTTCTACAATGCTAACGTTTGAAGAATTTATCAAATATCTCGAATCCAAGGCCGACCCGTCTGTAAATGAGTACTACAGTCTTCAATCTTATAACTTTGATATTAATGATCCAGTAAAGACCTATGGTGTCGCCGACATCGACACTCTGCTGTTCAAAGGCAATATCTATGAAGTGTTGCTTGCAATCCACGAAAAATTCATACACAACGATCCTGTTATATACTACTACGAGCTTATTAGTTCCGATGACGATGACGTGGAATATGACCTGGAAGAATTTGTTGCCGAGGTGATTGATTCATTCAAAAACGATATGGACATTTATAACATACGGCTGGTCAAAAATGTCATATACACTCGCCCCAATTAATCGTAAGAATCCATAGATCAAGAATAAGCCAAATATGCCACGAATTAGCCACATATATTACCCGATGCCAAAAGACCCGCAAAGACACGATCGATGAATTAAACAAGACCCCCAACAATAAGTAATTACTTATTACGATCAAAATTACGAAATTGATCAATATTTTTCATATATTAATCAATTATTTACATGCGAATCCCAACATTCACCTTATTCTCACATTCTAGCCGTGTCAGTGTGTCGATGTCGTCCCGTTCCATTATTGCAGCATATACTGTTCCCGAAGCGCTCATATTTCCCGTTTTTTCGAGCGATTGTGCAAATTTATAAAGAGTTTTTGTGTCAATGTCCGACGCAGCGCATTCAATAGGCAGTTTTACGATATCTGTAAACTGCCCACTCTCAAATTTCCGCGCAATCCAATCAGCTGTCGATTTTCCACACAACAACGCATTTATACAGTATCTCCATTGGCGGTTATACACAGTATCCGTAGTCATCATGTTACGGACCTCTATTTTCGACAAATAGTTAGCATCCCAGATTGTCTCCCATAAATGCGCAGTATAACTATTCTGGAGTTTCGATAAATAATCATCATCATTTCCAAAAATCTCAAAATCTTTGAATGTAAATGGAATAAATGCCGCGGTATTGAAAACAAGTGCATCGTCAAGATATTCGGGTTTTTCACGCAACATACCACGCGGTAAACACACAGCGTGGTACGCCCATCCCTTTCCAACCAAATTATTGGCAGTTTCTTCGAGCCAATCAACAATAAATTGGCTTCCGGGGGCACTCAACATAATTGCATTTGTGATGGTACCTGCATAATTTAATTTTTTGGGGCTAATAATACTGACAACATTTTGATCGTGCTTTACCCCCGATTCTGCACCCAAAACGACCGATTTGTCAGTATCCCAAAAATCAAAGGGTTTAATAGATAATGCGTCAATGTCAAGGTAACAACCACCATGATCGCGAAGTAATTGAAGTCGCAGTATATCTGCGCGATACTGGAATGAATTGAGAGGAATACCGCGGAATTCAGTGGGTGATTTCGTAAAAACGATTTTTACGGCTGGGATGGTTTTTATAAAATTCCAATAAACGTTGTCAACGGGTTCATTTTCATTATAAATGCGAATTTCGTCGGGATTGTGGACTTTATAGGCACTGTAAACAGCAAGCATGTGGTACAGTCTGAAATCAGTAAACCCGAAAAAAATGAAATGAATTAATTTGGGGATGGCCATTAATATATAAGTTATGGCTTAAAATAATATATATATATATATATTAATGAGTAATTCTAAATTTACATTTCGAAAAGATGCCAAATACAATTCAATCACTGCTAATAGTGTAATAAATAATTCTTCTATCGAATTGAAGGATATATATTCTAAATATAAAGATTCCAGTGTTTCATTATACAATTCTAATGGTAGTTCCGTTGGTAGTGGATTTTTTATTAGGCCTCCTGATGGATTTACTAATGGACCGTATGTCGTGACTTGTGCTCACGTGGTAATTAATGGTAATAATATTAAAGCTAGAGATAATATATATGGAACGATCACTAATTATAATAATAGTGGAATTGATCGTGTAGTTAAGTTTGATATAATTGGAATTGATGGTGCTGCCGATGTTGCAGTATTACGAGCAGAAAATAGTCCTATGTATACTGCTACAGAATTAGAATGGGGTGATAGCCGAGCTACACAAATTGGTAGTACAATGTATATTATTGGGAATCCTGGCGGTATTGACCATCAGTCTGTTACTCGCGGTGTAGTTCGTGATAATCAGCATACTGATATTGATGGGGGCCAACCATGTGAGAATATTTTAACAGATTCTTCGATTTCTGGTGGTAATTCAGGTTCTCCAATTTTAGATATAAATGGTAAGGTAATCGGTATTCTTAGTTATGGTTGGGGTGGTTTGTTTGATGATATTAATGGTGGTACTGCACAATATATTCTACAACCAGTTATAAACAGAATTATTGCTGGAAATCGTGGTTCGAGTGAGTGGACTGATGAACAAGGAGATTATACCAAAAAAGGTTATTTAGGTATTAACTGGAAACCAGTAACCCTTTCTCGAGCAGTCCTCGATGGATATGCTGGAACCGAATTTAAAAAACGAGGTATACTTATTGAAGGTATTAACGGAGATTATGGTAATATTAAAGATAGTGATATTTCAGTGGGTGATTATATCACTGAAATTGATGGTGTAATTCTCGGAGAAGGATTTGGACAAATTGCTCCTGGTTCAATTACTTGGTTTAAAAAGTCTGGAGAAACAGTTGAAATTAAATACATTCGTCCATCGGAGGGACTTACTGAAAATACTATTACAGTAACACTGGCCGATTTTCCAAATAGTGAAGATTATCCACTAAATTACGGCCCTGGTTATAATGTTTAAATTGTATCGTAATAAATTAATGTGGTGTATATAAAATCATTATTTTTACAAAAATTGATTATAAATCACATAATCAATTTTACAAATCATATTTTATAAAGTGTGTGCTTCAATAAAATCCGCCATAAGTGGGCGATTTTGTTGTTTTGATCTTTCTAATAAATTGTTGATATAATAATCGGTAGTAATGTCTTCTCCGTCATAGTCGACGTCCACTGTATCCTCATCATAAATACCGAGATCGACAGGAACCCCAAAAGAAAATAATACCCGCAAATGGTCTGGATTATCTGTTTCGAATGCCATATCTATGATTTCTTTTAGTTCATGATCTTCATCTTTTGTGCGTAACGCCTCTTTGACATCCATTTCCTTCAATTCACCGTATAAATCGTAAACAGAGCTCATTTTTGTGCGCTCGACATCATTCATCCGATTCCATTTTAAAGTCGGGACATTTTTATATTTTGGATGTGATTGTGCTAAATTTATTGTGTCCAATAGTGATAATCTATCAATAACATTGATAAATAGTTCGTGTGGAAGTTTGTCTAAATTATAAGAATTTGGGCGTTCCATTGTTGCTGTGGACATTATTTCCGGCGATCCAATATAGTTTACATAGATATATTGCGCAATATCATCACTTTTTGACGTATTTAGGTTAAAAGCCCGGCGCATAATATTTAAATCGATGTCGGAATATTCAGTGTCTAAATTTTCAGAGATTTGGGTTATAATATTATGCGCGTCAAAATTAGGTGAAAATTCCGATCCCATTATTAATTATCAATTTCTTGTAAATTTATAATGGTGGCGGCGACAACAAAATCATCGGCGATTTGTACAATGATTATTGTGCTTGTAGCTGCTGTATTTGTGTATATGTTTGTTGTCAGAAATTCCGAACATTTCGAAGAAGCAACAGAATTTCGCGGAATAAATATGATGGGTGTAAATAGCAATGATACGTTTGTTCCGGCGCAATATGTACAAGAATGTGCGGATATTTGTGAAAGAAATCGTGAAAATGGATGTAAGGGGTTCTCGTATTATTGGCCCGGAAATAGATGTTATGTCTATGAATCGGGAGGAATGGTACCGGATCGAGTGGGATTTACTAGTGGTGTTATCGATGACACACAATAATTTGAGATATTGTATGCAAATATGATAATACGGGTAAATTGTGTATTGTAATATTTGACAACCAAGATGAACGCATTGAAAAGTATTTGAAAAAAAATGATTCAGATTTTGTTAAAAATGATTCAGATTTTGTTAAAAATGCACATGTAGAAATATCGAATGTGGTGGCAAGGGGGCATACTACAAAAAATAAAAATATCCAGAACATTATCTAGACGGAAGATGTAAAAATACTTTCTAAAAGTTCCAGGAAAAAAGTGAATAATTATAAGTTACACCATACTTTCAGTAATGTTGACATCTCAAAGTAAATTTCAAAATGCTGCAGAAAATGGAAACCTCGAAGTTGTAGAACTCTTATTAGCGGATTCGCGTGTCGATCCCAGTGATAAACAGAATGAGGCAATTCAATGGGCTGCAGAAAATGGACATATTGAAGTTGTAAAACTCTTATTAACGGATTCGCGTGTCGATCCCAGTGATAAAAATAATCTTGCAATTCGATGGGCTGCAGAAAATGGACATATTGAAGTTGTAAAATTATTATTAAATGATCCGCGTGTCGATCCCAGTGATGAGAATAATGAGGCAATTCAATGTGCTGCACAATATGGACATCTGGAAGTTGTAGAACTATTATTAAAAGATTCGCGTGTCGATCCCAGTGATCAGCATAATTGGGCAATTCTAGGGGCTGCAGAAAATGGACATATTGAAGTTGTAAAACTATTATTGGCGGATCATTTAATAATAATTTTACAACTTCAATATGTCCATTTTCTGCAGCCCATCGAATTGCAAGATTATTTTTATCACTGGGATCGACACGCGAATCCGTTA